TGGATGATATTATTAAAATAATGGATAAAAGAAGTGTTGGGTCAGAATTAGAGGATGACCATCATTTGGATGATAAGATTGGTGTTGTGGGTTAAAAATTTTTTATTATATTTGTGTAATGAAAAAATCTTGTAAAGAATGTCCACACTTTATCCGAAATCGTCACAACGATATGATCGTTGATTTTGCTGAGAGAACAGGGAAGAAACACAATTGTCATATGACGGAAGGGAAAAAAGATTTGTGGAATGTTAAAGATGAAAAATTAGAGTGTTATGGAAGTAATAGACACAACAACAAAACTAACCAGTGATAAAATCACAAGGTTTGTTGAAAGATTGAAAAAAATTGGTATTGAAGTAAAACTATCAGGAAACTTTCCTTGGGTTTATATTGATGAAATTTGTGGTAAAAGAGTAACCGAAAAATTTCAAGCTAATCATGGGTTTACTTTGATATTTCTTCCTGGTAGAAACGATAGTCCACCATCTGAATTTACGGATATCACAGAAATTTTTAAATTAATTAGAAAATATATTAAATGATGAACTTAGATAAACTAACAATAGATGAACTTATTTCATTAAGAAATGAAATTGAAGGAAGAATTCAATCTTTTGAAGATGGGTATCTTTATATCTGTTCAGTTCGTCAATTTGGAAGTGTGTGGGAAGAAAGACCTAGTAACCTTTATACCCTAAGTGAATTATGTGATTCATATAACGGTGATAATGGTATTGTTGATGTATATACCAATAACCCCAATTTAAAGTTTCCTGAAATGGAATTCTATAACTATGGGGATGTTATGTTCATTAAATCTGAATATGATTATAGAGAGTGGGTTAAATTCAATAAATCACGTAAATTAATTGAGTCTATAAGAGAACAAGTTGAAGCTTGGGAGGATAGAGATAATCGTCCGTTCAGTCGTAGACCTATGTTTAAACCTGTTTGGTCAAAAGAAGATTTAGATGATGAAGTTAAAGAATTTGAAAGTAAAACGTGGGATTTTATTGAACCAAGGACTATGAAGATAGACTATTTTGATGAAGATGGTGAATAATTAAAAAACCTATTGATTAAACAAAAAAAATAATATATAATTAATAAACATTTTAAAAACTATGAAAATTAGAATGACAAGATCTTACATTGTTTGGGAGTCTTATGGTAGTATTGAAATTAACCCTGAAGATTACCCTGAATTGAGTGGGATGTCTGAAGAAGAGATTATTGATTATCTTAATGAAAATATGTTTGAATTTGAATTAAAAGATAGTTCAGAAAGTAATTTGGTTGATGATTTTATGTTTAATGTAGGAATTGTCAAGGACAAACAAAATGACGAAGAATTTAAAATACTACTTGACTAATATTAAAAAAATTAATATTATTAAAAAATAAAATAAAAAATTATGTCACGATTAACAGAATCTTTACAGACTGAGAACACAACCACTAAAAATGGGATGATTACTAATTCATCTTCACTTAATGAGTGTGTCAATCTCTTTTTCTCTATTGGAGCAATGAGAGGTAAAAGTGCTGATAAAGTAGTTAGTCTTTTCTCTAAAGCTTTCAATGAAGAAGCTATCACAGCATTAAGAACTTTGTTTTGGGCTCGTGATATTAGAGGTGGAGCTGGTGAGAGAGAAGTTTTTAAAAACATATTATATTACTTAGCCACTGACTATCCTGATGTGGTTAGAGTTAATCTTAACCTAATCCCAGAATATGGAAGATGGGATGATTTACAAGTTCTATTTGGAACCCAATTAGAAAATGAGGTTATCTCACTTATTGTTAATGGTTTAAGGGAAGGTAACGGTTTATGTGCTAAATGGATGCCACGTAAAGGTGTTGTATTCAATAAAGTTCGTACGTCCCTTAAATTGGACCCAAAGACTCTTAGAAAATTAATTGTTTCTTTGTCTAATACTGTTGAACAAAAAATGTGTTCAAAGGAATGGACTAAAATTGAGTATCCTAAGATACCTTCATTGGCTATGTCTAGATATAGCAAAGCTTTTGGTAGAAACGACCAAGAAAGATTTGGTTCTTTTATTGAATCCTTGAAAAAAGGTGAGGTTAAAGTAAACGCGGGGGCATTATACCCTTACGATGTCACTAAAAACCTTAGTTTAGGTAATAAAGAATTAGCTAATGAACAATGGAAAGCTCTTCCTAATTACATGGAAGGGTCAACGGAACTTATTCTTCCATTGGTTGATGTTTCAGGTTCTATGGGTTGTTCTGTAGGTGGAAACAACAACTTAACTTGTATGAGTGTTGCCATCTCTTTGGGTCTTTATATTTCTGAACGTAACGAAGGTGCTTTTAAAGATATGTTTATGACATTCTCTTCAACACCACAAGTTCAGAAATTAATGGGTTCACTTAGTGACCGTTATAGACAACTAGCTAGAGCTGAATGGGGAATGTCTACAAGTTTAGAATCAGTATTTAAAACTATTCTAAATCAGGCTGTTAGATTTAACATTCCACAGGAAGAAATGCCGAGTAAGGTTCTTATCTTATCAGATATGGAATTTGACTCAGCTATTAGTGATGGAACTAAAGTCACAGCTCTAAAAATGATTGAGGGTATGTACACTGAAGCTGGTTATACAGTTCCTGGTGTAATCTTCTGGAACTTACACGCAAGTGGTGGTAATTTTCCAGCAAGATTTGATGAAAGTGGTACCGCTTTAATTAGTGGATTCTCACCTTCAATCCTGAAGTCGGTTTTATGTAATCCTGACAGTTTAACACCTGTTAATATTATGAATGAAACCGTACATTCTGAAAGATACGAACCGGTTACAGTCTAGAACCTATAGGTGATGAAAGATACTCGGTATCTAGATTGTTAAAGTTCTTTGAAATATTGTGGTATTAAAGAATAATTGCAGCAAATTAAAAAAAACTAATTTCAAGCTACATCGAAAAGGGGCTTTGATATCCCCACTTAACTAAAAGAGTGTAAAGGTGAAAACCGGGGACCACTCATGGTTAGGTAAAAAGAGTCAAACGATTCTGTTACCACAACAACATTAAGGTGTAAAGGGTACGTCAAACGAGACTATAAGACCCAATAAACGAATGGTTTCTGCAAATTTTTTTTCTAGAAACTTGTAAGATCGACGAGGGTTTTTACCGATTTACCCTCAATTAAAGTATAAATTGGCGACCATAGGAGAGTTTAAACGTGGGAAAACCCCACACTTGAGGTCGTAAAACATACCTCTTGATTATCACAAGTAAAAATGGTAATTGGATTTGTCTCAATTAAATAAAAGACACCCGAACTAAAATGGGTTAATAATACTAGGGTGAGCTACTCTGCCACTGAAAACAATAGAAGGACCACCATTCCGACACCGAATTATTAAAAGGGGGCTTGTCTCCCTTTTTTTATTTAACTATTTTTTATAGTATTTATGTAAAGATTATTCCATATATGAAACAAGAAATACTTAACAGTTTTATAAATAGAGAAATTAAAGCCAAAGATATTTTTTATCTTAAAGAAGTAACTAAAGCTGAAGCTTATGAATTTGTGAAAACTTATCACTATCTAGGTGAGGCTAAATTTTTTGCTAAATTTTCTTACGCTTTAATTAATAAAGAAGATGAATCTATTATTGGGGTGGCGACTTTCTCGAATCCACAAGGTAACGTTGCCCTCAAAGGTTGGTTTGGTTTATCTAATGACGACCAAACGGTTTTAGAACTTAGTAGACTTTGTGTGTTACCTCAGTTAAATGGTACTAACGCAACTTCTTACCTTTTAGGTGGTAGTATAAAGTTATTAAAAAAAGAAGGTATTAGGGCAGTTATTACATTAGCAGATGATAGTAGACATAGTGGTAGCATTTATCAAGTATGTAATTTTACTTATTATGGTTTAACCGATAAAAAATCAGATTTTTTTAGATGGGATGGTAAGGTAAACCCTAGAGGTTCAACAAAAGAAGTTCAGGGTGTTTGGATTAACAGAACAAGAAAACACAGGTATGCTTATATCTTAGATAAGACTCTTATATGTCTTTATGAAGAACAAATAAGACCTAAAAAAGATGATACTAGTGAATATGATTGTTGTGGGGGTACTAAACAAGTTTTTGATTCAAGGTATAAAAAATGGTATTCTTGTCCTAAATGTGATGAAATTAGTGAATTAGCTTTTTAATATGAAATATTTTTTTGACATAAGAGAGATTGAAAAAACAATAGCGATAGATTTTGTACAAGAAAGACATTACTCAAAAGTAATGCCAAAGTTAACAAAACATTGGTTGGGTATTTTTTTGGAAGATGAATTAGTTGGTGTTTTAACATTGGGTTGGGGTACACAACCATTACAAACTATTAAAAAGTTATTCCCTAATCTAAAATCAGAAGATTATTATGAGATAGGTAAGATGTGTATGGATGAAAAAATGCCTAGAAATTCAGAATCACAAATGTTATCCCAAGTAATAAGATGGATAAAAAAGAATCTACCTGAAAAGAAGTTCCTTTATACTTGGGCAGATGGAATTGTAGGTAAAGTAGGTTATGTATACCAAGGTTCTAATTTTTATTATGGTAATTTTATTTGGACCGATATCTATATCTCACCATTAGGTGAAAAAATACACCCTAGAAGTTCAAAAGCTCTATTAAAAGAAAACGCTGAATTTTTGGGTAAAGAAAAATTGTTTTGGATGACTCCTGATTTTATGAAGTTAAAAGGTATCCGTAGAATTAGAGGTAAACAATTTAGATACATATTCCCTTTAAGTAATGAGGCAAAAGAAATTTTAAGAAGAGAATCTACAGTTGTTTGGCATAAAATGTACCCCAAAGAAATTGACCTACAATGGAAAGAACAGAAAGGTAAAGGTGAGTATGTTCTTTTAGAAGGTAAACCTGAAATGGATTTAAGTATTGTTGAATATAATGAAAACAATGTTAACGCTCACAAGAAACTTACCAAAGTTTAGGATATTTATTTTTGATGAATATTAAAAAAATCATAAGAGAGACTTTAGAAGAATTTGAAAATGATTTTGAATGGGCTCAAAATAATTCCATTGGTGGGGATGAATTGCGTGAATTAATCCTGCAAACAAAAGCAAAAAGCATTCCTTTTGAAATTGTTTTTGGTTCTTTGGATTTGAGGAGAACCTCAATTCAAGACCTTGGCAATTTAAAAAGCGTTGGCGGTTATTTGGATTTGTTTGGGACCCCAATTCAAGACCTTGGCAATTTAAAAAGCGTTGGCGGTTATTTGGATTTGTGGGAAACCTCAATTCAAAGCCTTGGCAATTTAAAAAGCGTTGGCGGTTATTTGGATTTGTTTGGGACCTCAATTCAAGACCTTGGCAATTTGGAAAGCGTTGGCGGTTCTTTGAATTTGGATGGAACCCCAATTCAAGACCTTGGCAATTTGGAAAGCGTTGGCGGTTATTTGAATTTGGATGGAACCCCAATCTCAAAAAAATATTCTGAAGAAGAAATAAGACAAATGGTCCAAGTTAATGGGAATATTTATTTGTGATGAAAAACCTAATTAAAAAAATATTAAAGGAAGAACAATTAGATCTGTTTGGCGGTGAAAAAGAAAAAAATAACCCTGAATACAAGTTATGTTCACATTATGATAATTCACCAAAAGATAAAGAATTATGTCTTAATCTTAATAATTTAGGTTCTTTCTTATATAAGGATTTAGATTTAAGAAAAATTATTGATGAAAAACTTAAACTTCTTGGGATCACAAATAATTTAAATCAAAAATATCAAAAACCATTAGAAATACTTTATAATACCGGAAAATTTAGTGATATAAAATTTGAGGGTGGTGTTTATACGTTAGATATTTTAAAAGACCGTTTTTTAGTATATGATGAATCTGGTGAGTGGGATTATATAAATAAATTAAACACTAATTATTCTGATTTAGCTGAATTATTAACAGAACTTTTTATTAGAGGTGGTGTTAATACTAAATTACATGGTAAGAATGAAATAGGGCTTAAAAAATATCTTCTATCTATAAAAGATAAACTATCAAAAGTTTTAGATAAATATTTTAAAATAGACGAGTACAGAAGTTTTGTTAGAAATATAAAAGATAGGTCTGATATAGGTGAAAAAGCTGAAAACGAAGTTCTAGATATTTTACAAAAATTTGGTATGACACTTTTATATCAAGGAGGAAACGGTGATTATATTGATATGATTTTTGGTACTGATTTAATTATGGATTATAAAGGTAAAACTTATTTATTTCAAATAAAAAGTAGTGAATACCAAATGTTAAAAAGTTTTGGGGATTATAGATATAAAAATATTGACTATTTTGCATCACCAACTAAACTTGGCATAATCATCAAAGGTAGGAAAGGTAATACAACCAACATAGATTTTGATGGTAAAATCATAAATGAACCCGAAAAAGAAAATAACTAGTTTTTGTTTTGAATCCCCTTGGTTAAAACCATTTGATTTATCTTTATCACCAACAATAGTTAATGTCGTTAATAGAACTTTACGTGCAACATGGTCACCTGAATTAACACAAGATTTACAAGCTTTTCATGGCATCGACATTGAAACTGAATTAACTAGATTATTGTCTGAACAGTTAACTCGTGAGATAGATAGGACGACTTTAGAACTTATACAAGTCCAACCACTTAATCCACCAACAGGGAATTTACTTTACTTTGATTTTCAATACAATGAACAAATTTTAAATGAAACTGTGGTATACCCTAATGGTTCTTGGTATTTAGGAAACCTTTTTGAAAGTTCTATTGGAATCAGGACAGAAATTAAAAAATTTGAATTTATTTAACTATATTTGTATATATTTATAGTTAAATAAGTTTGACGTGGAAAATAACTTCTTAAATAGATTTTTATTATCATTAGCTTTTTTTAAATCTGAAAAAGTTGAAACAAAAGACGAAGCTTTTAAAAGATTAAAAAAATTACTCCTTTCTATTAAAAACAAGGAAGATTTAGTTAATACCGTTAAACTAATAAACCACTTCAATCAAACTCATGAAATTAAGTCTGATTCACCTGAATTTATCTATTTTAATAAAATGGTGAAACTCATGAAAATGATTCTTAAAAATAAAGAAAAAGAAGGTGGGGTAGAAAATGATGAGTCACAGCGGATATGCGAGATAGAATTAGAACAATATTAAAAGAGAGTTTTGGTGATTTTGGTTGGTTTGATGAAACAGAGCCAACATTTAAAAACTGGGATTTTAAATTTGATGGAAAACATGAATATTGGATTGACATTTCTATGTTAAATGCTGATGAACAAAAATTAATCTTTGATTATATTAAAAAAACAGTACCTAATTATTATAGTTCATACAACACAACAATAGAATTTGATAGAATTGGGTTTTATAATGGAGTAGTTATCCATTGTGCTAGTGAAGATAATGGTTATTTACCAAACGAAAATTATATTTGTTTTATGAGAGAAAGATTTGACGAGGACCCATATAATGAAAATAGTATTTATATTGATGGTTCTGAAGTTGTTGAATATATAAATGTTACTAAACAAAATATAAAGGAGGGTTCAGGATGGACAGATGAAAAAGATTCTGTTTGGGGTCAGAATACTTGGAGTGATACTGATAAATATTTTAGTAAAGACCCTGATTGGGAACCTAATCCTGATAAAAGTTATTGGAAACAAGGTTCTAGTGGTGAAGAAACTGTTAAAGAAGAGGATGAATTATTAGGTGATGAAAATTCGTTTGATTGGATAGATAAAGAAAAAGTAACACCAAATTACGAAGGATTCCCACAAGGTGTGGTTTATTTAAGAGACCATGATGAAATCGATATGTTCGTAAATTTAATAAATAAAATCAACCCAAAAGATTTTGGGGGAAGACATATAAATTATGTAAATCATATGCATGATGCTTTGGAAGGTAGGAGAGATGAATTAGAAGCTGAAGGTTATGATTCAAGTGATGCTATAATCTCAGCCTCTTTTTTTGTAGAAAAAGGTTACCCTAATGGTTTATCCATTGGTTATTGGGGTTACGAAGTTTCTGATGTGGATATAGGTTGGTGGTTAAAAGAAGATGAAACTTTTAATGGAGAATATGATTTATATACTAGTTTAAGTGATTTAGAAAAAATTTTAAAATATTATTAATCTTTTTTATTAAAAAAAATCCATTATATTTGTATATAATAAACATCTTTCATCCCACAAACTAAAGATTTGTGGGTTTTTAGATTAAGTTATATAAAAAAATGGATTTATGGGAACACCTAGTAGAGAACAAAAATTACTCATTAAACTTTATGAGTGCCAAGATGAGATGGAAATTTTACTTAAAAAAGGTAAAAAAGATACACACTATAGATTAATTTGTGAATTAATAAGAAGATTAGAACTTTATTTGTGTAACAATCAAGACTTGATGTAATTAAGGTGGTTAAGTTATCATACTGAAAATCAGAACATAAATACAAATATAAAAAGTATGAGAAACTTTAAATTTTATAAAGAATCTAATAATCAATGGTATGTAGATTTACCTGAATGGGGAGGTAGTAAAGAAGATTTACAAATGGTTGCTGGTGCTGACCTATTTTTAGATATACTAGCTCAAGGTCAAAACACAGTTGATGTTATATTATCTGACACTTATTTTAATAATTGTGAGGTTTTAGAAATGAAATATTTAGGTAGAATTGAATGTTGGGAACTCGGTGAAGGGGCTTGGTATGAGTTAAAAACTTATATGGGCATTGAGTATAGATTAGATATGTGGTTATGTGATGTAACAAAATTTGTATTTAAAGATTTTCCTAGAAAAATATTTTTTAAATGAGAAAAAGTAAGTTGGTGAGTGATTTTAACTAACACTATGTTAAATTATTGCACTAGTGAGAGTATCCTCAAATCACTCCCTACCCTTTAATTAATCTTTAAAAGTTAATATCTTTTTTTCTACCTCAACTAAATCAGACCAAACACCTGAATAAGTTATACCCCTAACTTTACGGTTATCAATCCAAACATATTCATCTTCATTATTAAGACACCTTGGTTTATCCATTAACAAACCGTGGTATTTAAAACCATGTTGTTTTAACCATTTTTCCGTGACATCCCTATCTTTATTTTCTCTGGCTGTAAAAAAAGTGATTATATTTCCTTCATCATACCATTTGTTGATTTGTTCCATAGAACCATTAATCACTTTTGCTTTTGGGTATAAGTGTGAATCTTCATTTTTTATATCATCAAGTGTAATAGTGCCATCAATATCAATTAAAAAATTTTTAATTCCTTTCATAATTTATTTTATTTAAAAGTTTATTAGTTTTGTTCTGTATTTTATAACTATCTAGATAGTGATTAATCCAATCATTAAATTTAATCTTTTTCCTAATTAAATGAATGTTTGAATTTGTATATATGTAATCGTAAAAAACTAGTATATTTTTAATACCACCAGTTGTTACTGTTAAAATATTATCATTTTTTTGTTTATGTCTTTTAGTATAACTAAAATTAATACATATTTTTTTAACAATTGTATCTAAGAATTCTTTATTAGATACGATTGAAATAGTACAATTTTTATTAATTTTTTTACCATATGTTATACAACCATCACCATCAAAATAACCTCTAATAAAATGGTTATCCAAATTATTAGGAATGTTAGGATACTTTATTAAGTGTGTTTACAAATTTCACAAAACATATTTATTTTTAATATAAATATGTTGTCATATCAGAAAGTTACGTATGATATATAAATTTATATTAAAAAAAACTTTATTCACCATCAGTATCTATATTCTCAAAAACATTTTCATCGATAAAATATTTTTGTTTAGACTTAGATATTGTTTTAGTAATATTACCACCTTTTAATATTTTATAAATAACACTTTTATCTAATTTATATTTAATAATTAAATCACTAACTAACGAACCGTTAAGATACTCATTGATTATTTCTTTTTCTACTTTTAAATCTCTTTTTAGTTCATACGTATGTTGAGTATTATGTCCGTGATAATATTTTTTAAAATCGTCGTTAACAAATTTAGTCTCTAACCCACAACCACACAAACATTTGGGGATAATATTACCGTATTTAATTTTTAAAATATATTCCTTAAAATCTTTAATACCATGTCTATTGTATAGATGTTTATTAAAATGCCCACCTTGTCTACCTATTTTTTCTTTACAAATTTCACAAAACATATTTATTTTACAAATTTCACAAAACATATTTATTTTTAATATAAATATGTTGTCATATCAGAAAGTTACGTATGATATATAAATTTATATTAAAAAAAACTTTATTCACCATCAGTATCTATTAACATTACTTTCATATTGATGGATAACCTATATAAAAACAAATAATAAAGTTTTTTAATAAATTTTACCAAAAATATTGATATTTAATAAAACTTTTGTATATTTGTATCATATTTAATTAAAAAACAAATAAATTCAATGAAAATAATTATGACATACGGAATAGAGGCCGTTAAAACGGTTGAGGAAAAAGTGGGTTCACTTTTAATGAAACTTAGGGTGTCATGTATAAGTTGTTGATTTGAATTTATACTATATATAAAAAAACCCTAAGTCTTTTAACTTAGGGTTTTTTTATTTTTGTTTATTAAAATGTTAAAAAATTAATTATCTTTGTAAAACAAAATCAAAAAAGTCTGATAAATTTTTTTGAAATAAAATGCTCCGTTAGTGAAGTGGTCAACACGCTACCCTTTCACGGTAGAGGCACGGGTTCGAACCCCGTACGGAGTACAAAGGTGGGAGCAATTAACCCAACCCTAACAAGAAGATAAACATATAGCCAATGGAAATTTGTCGACACTAGTTCCTGTTTATTTGTCTTGATTAACTACTTATGGTGTAAATTGGTTAGCACATCGGCTACGCCGAAGGATTATAGGTTCGAACCCTATGGGTAGTTCACATTGCGGTATGGTGTATTTGGTTGCATAATGGGCTCATAACCCAAAGGAGAGGTTCGATTCCTCGCTCCGCTACTATGGATAGGTTACCACTATACAATGAATAATGGAAGTGGAAATAGTCAGGTAGCTCAAACGGCGTAGAGCAGGCGGCGCGGGAAATGTATTGATACCCAACCCATCGGACACAACTAATACAAGTTGAGTGTAAATACAGGTTCGATTCCTGTCCTGACTACTAAAAAAGTTAAAAAAAAAGAAATTAATGAAAGTTGTGTTAGAAGGTAAATTAGATTCGTACAGAGAAATTTTTAGAGGAAAAAGTAAAAACAGTAAATCTTTTGGAAAAATAAAAAAATTTATTCTTAGAAAGAAAAATAAATAATTATATTTGTTTTATGAAAAAGTGGAAAATAACATTTATTAGTGATACCCATACCAAACATGAAAAACTTAATGGGTTTCTTCCTGGTGGTGACATCATTATCCATGCAGGTGATTTAACTAGTAGAGGTTATAAAACAGAGATTGAAAATTTTACTAAATGGTTTGACGATTTACATCAGTATGATCATAAAATTTTCATCGCAGGAAACCACGACTTCGGATTCCAGGATTATCCAGAAGAAATGAAAGGTGTTTTAACTGGGTATAAAAACATAGAATATCTCCAAGACGAACTATTAATGGTTGGTGAAGAAGATTATGATGATATGTTGAAAATTTGGGGAACTCCTTGGCAACCTGAGTTTTTTAATTGGGCCTTTAATCTTCCTCGTGGTGAAAAATTAAAAGAAAAATGGGATATGATTCCTGTTAATACAGATATTCTTATCACTCATGGTCCTCCATTTGGTAAATTAGATTATGTGGAGTATAATAACCTAAATGTTGGTTGTGAAGAGTTGATGAAAAAAGTGGAGGAAATCAAACCAAAAATCTGTGTATTTGGACACATCCATGAAGGATATGGTTATGTATTTGACGGTAACACTCACTACATTAATGCATCAGTTTTAAATGGAAGATATGAATATCGCAACAAACCTGTGACTGTTTTGTGGGATAAAAATACTAATGAATTAGAATTTGTATAAAATAAAAAATTATAATATCTTTGACATTATGAAAAATTCAAAGAGTTATGGCAAGTAGAAAAACAGTTTCAGTTAAAGATATGATAGCATATACTAACCAACAATTATTAAGAGTTGATGATTACGCAACCAAAGATTTTAAATCAGGTATTTGTACAATGATTGAGTCGTTATTACATATGACAGATAATTATGCTGGTTTTATGTTCAATAACAATTCAGATAGTGAGATTGACACTGTTGGTTATTACTCAAGAACATATTTCACTTCAAATAAATTATTAAAGAAATGAAAGTTGTGATTGCTGGTGGTAGAGAATTCAATAATTATGAATTACTACGTGAAATATGTGATGGTGTAATACCAACACTTACCACACCTGAAATTGTTAGTGGTGGGGCGAGAGGAACCGATAAATTAGGTGAACAATACGCAAAAGAAAAAGGTTTTGAATTAAAGGTATTCCCTGCCGAATGGGATAAACACGGTAAAGGTGCCGGTCACATCCGTAATAAACAAATGGCTGAATATGGTGATATGTTAATTGCGTTTTGGGATGGTGAAAGTAAAGGAACAAAAAACATGATTGACACATCAAAAAAACTTGGTTTGTCAGTTTATGTTCATAGATATTGATTTTATTTATTAAAAAAACATGGGAAAAGTAAAAATATATTTGGATGATATGAGAACGCCAATTGATAAAAATTGGGTTGTTGTTAGAGATTATGATCAATTTGTTTCAAAAATCACTGAGGTTGGTTTAGAAAATATTGAAATAATTTCATTAGACCACGACTTAGGGGATACTGCTATTGCGGAGTATTTTAAGAATGTGTCTAAAAATTACAAATTAGATTATTCTAACATTGAAGAAAAAACAGGGTACGATTGTTGTAAATGGTTGGTAAATTATTTCTACAAAAAAAACACGAATAGGTTGGAGATGAGTAGATTTGATAAAAAAAATATCCCGATCAGATTCCCTGAAATTTTTGTTCATTCAGCAAATCCGATTGGTGCGGGTAATATGATGGGTTATATCAACAACTTTTTAATGAACGAAGGACAACCACAAACTTGTATTAGAGTTGAAATAGAACACACTGTTTAAAAAAAGTTAAAAAAAAATACACAATATATTTGAATTTAAAAAATAAATATATATTATTGATCTTTAGAAAAAAAATAGATTAAATATGAGTAAAATAATTGGAATTGATTTAGGGACGACAAATTCTTGTGTCGCAGTTATGGAAGGTAGTGAACCTGTAGTAATACCAAATAGTGAGGGTAAAAGAACAACACCCTCAATTGTTGGTTTTGTTAATGAAGGTGAAAGAAAGATTGGCGACCCAGCAAAACGACAAGCGGTAACCAACCCCAATAAAACTGTATATTCAATTAAAAGATTCATGGGTGCTACATATGAGGAATCTAAAAAAGAAATTGATAAGGTTCCATATAGTATTATTAAAAGTGGTAATAATACCCCTAAAATTAAAATTGATGATAAAGAATATTCACCACAAGAAATTTCAGCAACAATTTTACAAAAAATGAAACAAACTGCTGAAGATTATTTGGGTACAACAGTAACCGAGGCTATAATCACAGTTCCCGCTTATTTTAATGATGCACAACGTCAAGCAACAAAAGAAGCTGGTGAAATCGCGGGTCTAAACGTTAAACGTATTATCAATGAACCAACTGCTGCAGCATTGGCATATGGTTTAGATAAAAAATCAAAAGACATTAAGATTGTTGTATTTGACTGTGGTGGTGGGACACATGACGTTTCAGTCCTTGAATTAGGTGATGGTGTATTTGAAGTTTTGTCTACCGATGGTGATACTCACTTAGGGGGTGATGACTTTGACCAAGTAATTATTGATTACCTTGTAGATGAATTTAAAAAAGAGAATGGTATTGATCCGAGCAAAGACGCGATGGCATTACAACGATTAAAAGAATCTGCTGAGAAGGCGAAAATTGAGTTGTCATCATCATCTTCAACTGAAATCAATTTACCTTACCTATTACCAGTTGATGGTATCCCAAAACACTTGGTAACTACATTAACAAGAGCTAAATTTGAGCAGTTAGCTGATAGTTTAATTCAAAGAACTATTGAACCTTGTAGAAAAGCGTTAGAAAATGCGTCAATTAAACCAAGTGACATTGATGAGGTTATTTTGGTTGGTGGTTCAACAAGAATTCCTGCTATTCAAGACGCAGTTAAAAAATTCTTTGGTAAAGAACCATCAAAAGGGGTTAATCCTGATGAGGTGGTTGCGTTAGGTGCGGCAATACAAGGTGGTGTGTTAACTGGTGATGTTAAAGACGTTTTATTGTTGGATGTAACACCGTTATCATTGGGTATTGAAACTATGGGTGGTGTATTCACAAAATTAATCGACGCCAACACAACAATACCTACTAAAAAGTCACAAGTTTTTTCTACAGCATCGGATAATCAACCAAGTGTTGACATCCATGTACTACAAGGTGAAAGAGCGATGGCTAAAGATAACAAAACAATTGGTAAATTCCAATTAACTGACATTCCACCATCACAAAGAGGAGTTCCTCAAATTGAAGTAACATTTGATATTGATGCTAACGGTATTATTAACGTATCTGCAATTGAGGCATCATCAGGATTGTCTAAAGAAGAAATTGAAAGAATGAAATCTGAAGCTGAAGCAAATGCTGAACAAGATAACAAATTACGTGAAGAGGCTGAATTAATTAACAAAGCTAATAGTGTAGTATTTCAAACTGAAAAATCAATTAAAGATTTGAGTGATAAAATATCTGAAACAGATAAAACTGAATTAACGGAATTAGTTACTAGTTTAAAAGAATCTGTGGAAAAACTTGAATTAGATGTTTTGGACTCGAAGATTGATTCAATCAATACAAAGTTCCAGTCAGTGTCTAAATCACTATACAATCAAACAAATGATGAACCAACAAATGAATCTTACAATACAAATGATGTTTCTGATGTTGAATTTGAGGAAGTGAAATAAATAATATTAATTTAATCTAAATTTAAAATCCCATTCTTTTATGTTTGGGATTTTTTTTGTTATATTTGTAAGTTAAATAATTCATTAAAAATATGAAAGTAAGTTTTGATTATGATGGGACATTGGAACTAGGTTCAGTAGAGATATTTGCTAAAGAATTGGTGGATCATGGACATGAGGTATGGGTTGTTACATCAAGACTAAGTGATGAAGAAATTTCTAAAAGTTTCCAACCATGGCAAAGACCTAATTGGAATGATGATTTGTGGGAAAGTTGTGAACGAATCGGAATACCAAAAGAACGAGTAAAGTTTACATCTCATGTTGATAAAATTGAATTCTTAAAAGACAAAGGATTTATATTCCATCTTGATGACGACATACACGAATTATTTTCAATTATGGAAAGTGATGATGATTGTAAACCATTAAATGTTGGTCATTATGATTGGAAAGAAAATTGTTTAGAACTATTAAATAAAAAATAATGAAAGTAATATTCCTGGATAATGATGGTGTAATGTGTCTTTCAACAGAATGGGGTGGTCGCATTAAAAAGATTAAAAAATGGAAATTGGCAAACCCTGAAAGTCAAGGGTATGTTAATGACCCCCAAATTCCCGTACATATCAAAATGGATGACTTTAATTCCAAAGCGGTTAAAGTATTGAATGAGATTTTGGAATTAACAGATGCTGAGATTGTTGTATCATCGGATTGGAAACTACATCGTACTTTGGAACAATTACAAGGTATGTTCAAAGAATACGGTGTGATTAAATCTCCAATAGATATTACACCTAATATTGTGTTAAAAAGTATGTCCGATTTGGAATCGAACAGAGTGTCAGAAATTAATACTTGGTTAAATAACCACCCTGAAGTAACACATTGGGTTGCAATTGATGATTTGGATTTAAATAAATTACCAAACTTTGTTCATACTAAAAAAATGAAGGAAGGTATTAAACAATTAGGAATCAAAGAAAAAATCCTTAAATTCCTAAAATAAGGTATATTTTTAATCATTCTAATATATTTATAATAAAGAATTATTGATATGAATAAAAATAAATTTCAAAATAGAAATGTAACCACTTCTTCTATAGTTGATGAAATCCTTAGAAAAGGTAGAATTGTTGAGGCAGAAGAAGAACAGGAAGAAAATGACAACCAATCAAAAGAAGAAACAAAATCTAAAGGTGAACCTGATTTATATAAATTAAGTGATAAAGTAATTCAAATTCTTACTGATAGGATTAAAGATGAATATTACGCTCATTATCTTTATAGAACAGCGGCTAATTGGTGTCATGATATGAACTATAAAAAAGCAGCAGCTTTCTTTGACACAGATGCTAACACTGAATTAGAACACGCTCAGAAAATACAAAAGTATTTAACTGATTTTAATATCGTGATTCAAATGCCACAATCCGAAACAAGTTTTACTTTTGATAGTTTATTAGATATTATTTATAAAGCTTATGATTTTGAATTAGAATTAATGAAAAGTTATAATAAAGACTCACAAGACGTGTTCCAAGAAGACTTAACAACATTTGACTTTTTACAACAATTCAGAGAAATACAAAGAGAATCTGTAGTGGAATTTAATGACCTTATAAACGGGGCTAATTTAGTTGATAAAAATGATAAGTTTCAAATTCTTTATTTTGAACAAACTTATTTTTAAAAAAATATAAAATCAAAATAAAAAACCCCTTTAAGAAATTTTAGGGGTTTTTTATTTGTTTATATTTAAAAGATTACTATCTTTGTAGAAGAAACAATTAGAAAAAAAATAAAGTGGTTGTAAGAAAAGGGAAACTCGTAAAGTGTATCAACCTGTTAACGCAAGATAGTGAAACGAGAGTATGTGTTAGCTACTGAACCACATTTAATATAGCGTACAGGTTCGAATCCTGTCCTAACTACAAACGAGAAAGAGATACTCGTAGGGTTTTTAAGTATCCATCAAAACTTAACGGAACTGGTACTATCCACGTCAAGGGGTACTCGTTGGGAATAAGGTCAGAAGATCCTCTGAACCCCCAAGTAAGGATTGACTTTTAATAGTGGTAAGACACGTCAAGTTTTCAACAAGAGAAACTGAAAATATCTACCTAACTGTAATCTCAAGTTAGGGAATATATTTTAAATACTTATCAATAATAATTGTAAGTAACATCCCCCCTTAGTAATATTTTATTCACTAGGGGGGTTTTGTTTTATTAATAAAAAATAATTATATTAGAATAACAAAATTAATAATTTAATGAAATTTAAAAGTATGACATCAAAGGAGAGGGATGAAAATAGACTTAAGGCATATCTTTCTTTTGAAGAGGAGGATATTGTTTCTGATAAAAACAATTTTGAATCAGCTAAATATCTTAATAAAAGAGGTGAAGAAATAACCTGTAAGATATTAATCCGTAGAGATAATGGTGAAATTGTTGTTATAAATCAAAAAGGTGTTAAAGTTTGTTTAACTGAAGATAAATTAATTAAATAATGTACTACAGGTTAGGTGATAAAGTTATAATCGACAAAGTCAAAAAAGAATCTATTTGGGATGGTATGACTGGCACTGTTGCTCATATATCTATGCCAGATAGATTTGGTTTTTGGATGATTGGTGTTAATTTGGATAAACCTGATTCTAACGGTAAATCGAAATTTATTACTTTTACTAATAAACCAGATCTTTTTACTAAAAGATTAACTAAATTGGATTCCTCTGAGTTACACCCAAAATTTATTAATTATAAAAAGTTTAAGTTTAAAAAGGTATAAATATTTATAATAAAAAAGTCTTATGGAAGTTTTGGTGCTAAATATGGACTACAGCCCGATAAACATTACAACATTACAAAAAGGGTTTAAGTTAGTGTTTAAAGGTAAGGCTGAAGTTGTGACTCATGAGTTAGAAAACCCTATTATAACAGATAAAAAAATGTATATTAGACCAACGGTAATACGTTTATTAAAATATATTGTTTTACCTTTTAAAAAAGTTCATTTATCTAGACAAAATATTTTAAAACGTGATGATAATAAGTGTGTTTATTGTGGTTCAAGTAATAATTTAACAATAGACCACGTTATACCAAAATCTAAAGGTGGTGAAAATACTTGGGAAAACTTGGTTGCTTGTTGTGGTTCTTGTAATGTAAAAAAATGTAGTAACGACTTAAATGTATTTTTAACTAAATACGGTTTAAAAATGAGACATAAGCCTTTCAAACCAACATATCTTTATTTTGTTGAAAAAATAAATAACGTTAATCAGGATTGGAAAGAATTCGTTGGTATAGTAAAAAATTAAAAATATGGATAAAGATTTTATATTTGAAGAGGGGAAAGATTATTATCTTGAAAAAGGTGCTATATTTTTAACCGAAAGGTATCTTAAAAAAAGAGGTAAATGTTGCTCTAGTGGATGTAGACATTGTCCTTTTAACCCACCATACCAAAAAGGTAATACTGTTCTAAAAGATTTTGATAAAGATAAAGAATGAGTGCATATTTATTATAGATGAAAATATTTGAAGTATATAATGGTTTGGTAATAGAAAAGGCTTGGAAAAAATTAGACGAAATATTACTTAATGCTGATATATTACAAGAAGCTGACCCAACAAAATTAAACGACCTTTTAAAAAAATCAAAATTATTAATTTTTGAAGCTTTTAATATTGACCCTTCTGACAAAAAATATTTTATAGCTGGTTCCGCTAGATTATTTAAAAACCCGATGTTATTGAAATCTTTAAATGATATGGATGGAAGAACTTGGCCTATAGAAATTGGTGATTTGGATGTTGTGATACCAAACAAAAGTGATTGGCAAAATTTATATAAAAACTATACTAATAAAGATTCAGAATTCCTAAAAAAAATTGGTAGTTACATAGGGGAGGATAAATTACCAAAGTTAATAGAAAAATTTAAAATTCAGTGGGAACAATACAATGGTGAAGTGTATAGACCTGGTCTAGGTAAAGATGGATTAGGTTTAATTAAAGAAGATATGGAAGTTTTTACTGAATGGAACCCTAAATTAGCTAAAGCACCTGGAACTAATGATTTTGAGGTTAGAGATGAAGAAACAATTTTAAAAGATTCAGTTAGGATTGGTGGCTATTATTATATGAGTATTTACGATATCATTGATTATAAATCAAAATTAAGTAGAGAAAAAGAACTAGAACTAGTTAAATTTATAGACCAATTTATAAAACAAGGTGAAACACCACAGGCTAAAGAAATATTGTTTAAAAACATTTATAAACTTTTTAAATCTAAATAATTTTATTAAATTTACCATATGAAAGGCAATGATTATTTCAATTGGTTAAATGAGGAAGAAAAATCTAGGTGGTTGGAAAATTTTATTAAATTAAATAAAACCAATCCCGAAGAAGATTTTTTAAATGAAAATTTTAAAAGTTGGTTAGGTTTTATTGGTAGTTCATTTGAATTTAGAAAAACGAATGAAGGTGATTCTTACTGGGGTGAAGTTTATTTTAAATATAAAAAATATGATAATTTAAACGTTAAACCCGGTTTTGATTTATTAAAAAAAATGCCAAAAGTTATTTAATAAAAAGTATAGTATGGAAAAAACACTTTTTTTAATTAGAGGGGTTCCTGGTTCAGGTAAATCAACATTGGCAAAACATTTAACATCAAATGTGTTTGAGGCGGACCACTATTTTTATGATGAAAATTGTAATTACAATTTTGATTTTACTAAAATTAAAGATGCACATAAAGATTGTCAAGATAATGTAAGATGTGCCATGGAATCAGGTATTCCTAAAATTGCTGTTTCAAATACCTCAACACAAGAATGGGAAATGGAACCTTATATGGAATTAGCAAAGAAATACGATTATACAGTTTTTACCTTGGTAGTAGAAAATCGTCATGGAGGAACAAATGTTCATGATGTTCCTGAGAATATCATTGAAAGTATGAAAAATCGTTTTGAAATTAAACTTTGAAAAAGAATACCAAAAATTATTTAATAAAATTATAACATGGAAAAGTTTTCAATGAATCAAGTTATTAAAAGTATGTACGGTGAATCAGAAAAAAACACCAAAACAGCTAAATCAACAAAACGTTCTGAAAAAAAGGTTAAAGATAATGGTAAATATACCACAAAAATAATCGGTGGTGTGAAGTATATGGTTTTAAAATAATTAT